TTCTGCCACCAGACTGCGTAACGTTAATATAATCCTGCAAATCGTCATATGTAGCAGTTCCAAGTTCTAACGATTCAATGCGAGATGCTGCCAAAGTTTCAAAATCAACCTGGAGGATATCCCACTTTGACCCAACTGCTGCATGAGTCCCAGCAACTGTATCAGCAGAACAATATATCGTATCTCCAATCTCTACAGTAGGACCAGAAGCGCCTCCAATCTTCCCAGCAACTGATACCTTATACACATCGCCTTGAGACGCAGCAGGGTAGTTAGGATTCGTGGAGCAGTCAATTACACCTCGATAAATAAAAGCGCCTACTGCACTCCCACCACTCCCCGAAACCGGAAACACCGGACTACCCATTCTGGATTACCTCCCCAATCAGCAGTTCATATGTTCCTGTTGTTCCTGCATACGTCAGGTTAAGCGTTTGTCCTGGTGCAACCAACACCGTGGCCTGATACAATGACCCGGCTGGTATTGCTGTTCCTCCATTAAGGTTATGGTTTTTCGTGGTTGCTCCTACTGTTCTTGTCAATGTCAATATTGCAGACACATCAGATGAAAACGCCACATTTATGTATACTGCCCGATGTGACCCATTAATGTAAACTCCATCTCCTGCAAGTGCTACTCCCGCAGTTGGTAATGCAGTGTTAAAGACGTTTACTAACAGTAACGGTTGTTCTGGTTCATTTATTTCGTAGTTAATTGCTGTCATGTTGTTACCTCCTCAAGTTTGTCAGGGATGTTCAAAACTTGTTTCACCCACTCACGCGGGGCATAATAATCCGGGTCTAATGGGTTAGCCTTAATCAGATTGATAATCCAAGTGGCTTGTTCTGCTTGTTCACTGGGCAGAATAGAGTTGAATTTAATCTTTGCTGCTCCCTGTGTTCCCGTTACTTGGTCGAATACCTGTAAATTCAATTGTCGAGCAAACCGGCACTGATACGTGCTGCACTTCTGAAGAAATGCCTGGATACGAGATACTGCCGTGTTGTCAGTTGTGCCCTGTCTGAACCCCAACAGT